CTGATTATGGCGGGAGCGTCTGTAGTAGCTTATATCATTGGAGAGGGACTTACAGACAGTGCAAATATTGGACTTGAAGAGGGAGAAGTAACAGAAGAGTAAGGCAGAGCAGCACGGAGCGCTTGCGGGAAACCGCAGGCGCTTATTTTAATTCAGAAAGGGCATAAAGAGTATGAAGAAAATAAACAGACTGATAAGCGGATACAATCATAATCCGGGAAGTATTTCACGCATTAAATACATTGTAATTCATTACGTAGGCGCATTGGGCGGCGCAAAGGAAAATTGCCAGTATTATGCCGAGGGAAACCGCAACGCCTCTGCTCATTATTTTGTAGGGTTTGACGGGGAGATATGGCAGAGCGTAGAGGACGCTAATATAGCGTGGCACTGCGGGGCGAGCAGCTATAAGCATGGGGAGTGCAGAAACGCTAACAGTATCGGTATTGAGCTTTGCGTAAGAAAGAGAAATACAGCCAGCATGGGCGCAACAGATAAAGACTGGTATTTTGAGGACGCAACAGTAGAGGCTGCGGCAGAACTAACACGGTATTTAATGGATAAGTACAATGTGCCTGCGTCTCATGTTATCCGGCATTATGACGTTACGGGTAAGATTTGCCCGAACCCGTATGTATATAATACAACAGCGCATACATGGGACGAATTTAGAAAGAAAATCAGCGGGGGAGCAGCAGCGCCGACTACAGAAAAGCTGTACCGGGTGCGTAAGAGCTGGGAAGATGCAGCAAGCCAGCTGGGAGCGTTTGAAGAGCTGGAAAACGCAAAGAAAGCGTGCAAAGCGGGGTATACAGTCTACGACTGGAACGGCAAAGCGGTATATCCGAAAACAAGCGAAAGCAAGCCGGATACTGGGAATGTACAAGAAAAAGAAATCTGGGACTTTTTCACGAAAAAAGGGTTAAATGCCTATGCGGTGGCTGGCTTAATGGGGAATCTGTTTGCAGAAAGCGGGCTTAACCCGTGCAATTTACAGAATACCTATAATAATAAGCTGGGAATGGGGGACGAAGAGTATACAAAAGCGGTAGACGCTGGCAGCTACGGTAATTTTGTAAACGATAGTGCAGGCTATGGGTTGGCACAGTGGACGTTTTACACCAGAAAGCAGGCGCTTTTTGATTATGCGAAAGCTGCGGGTGTGTCCATTGGAAACCTTGCTATGCAGCTTGCCTTTTTGTGGGAAGAATTGCATGGGTACAAGTCCGTTATGGATACTCTAAAAAGCGCAACGTCTGTACGTGCTGCGTCTGATGCGGTACTTACTGGGTACGAAAAGCCAGCCGACCAGAGCGAAAACGTGAAGAAACAGCGGGCAGGATATGGCGACGGATACTATAAAAAGTATGCAGAGGGAGCGGTAACACCAGACATTAAAAAGCTGTACCGGGTGCGTAAGAGCTGGGAAGATGCAGCAAGCCAGCTGGGAGCGTTTGAAGAGTTGGAAAACGCAAAGAACGCCTGCAAAGCGGGCTATACAGTCTATGACTGGAACGGGAAAGCCGTATATAGCAAGCAGGCGACAAAGAAAGTGCCGTATAAAGTGCAGATTGACATTGACGACCTTAGAATAAGGACGGGAGCGGGTACAAATTATGCAGCGACGGGACAGCATACGGGCAGAGGTGTATTTACGATTGTGGAAGAAAAGGCAGGAAAGGGAAGTACGGCAGGCTGGGGAAAGCTGAAAAGCGGCGCAGGCTGGGTAAGTCTTGACTACTGTACAAAGTTGGTATAAGTGTTTGGGCGTGTCGGTTTATGTGCGGCATGCCCTTATTTTTTTGATAATTGCTGAAAAAGTATTGACAATATACCCAAACGGGTATATAATAAAAACATGGAAAGGAGAAAAGAGCAAATAAACGCAAAGCGTTAGAAAGGAGAAACGGCACAATGGGTAAGAAAAAGAAACATAAGAAAAAGCCTATCAAGTGGCAAGATTTGGCAGTCAATGCACTGATAGACTTAA